GCTAAAACACGATATTGAATTTACGTGTGGTAGTTGCCAACATGAGAATAAGGTGACTGTGGAGGGCCTTACAGGTTTTTTATCCTAGCTCTATCTCATGATTCGCTAGAAAACTATTATCAATTGAACTTTCATATGATGCACAAGTTTTACTATTCGCTTACTGAGATAGAGAACATGATACCATGGGAAAGAGAAGTATACGTGGCAATGTTAACTAAGTATTTAAAAGAAGAAGAAGCAAGGAATAAGCAAAATGGCTAATCTTCAAAATGTTATTGAGCAGCTAACGCTCAACAAAATAGCTCAAGATGAGACTACCGAAAAAGTCGGTGGATTAAATACTCGTGTGAGCGCATTGATCACGTCGATGAAACTTAATAACATGGATATGTTGGAAGCTTTACGAGAAAAGAGTGCTCCATCAAGTCCTGCAGGTCCAGCTGCAGCTGCTCAAGGCGGCGGAGGCGGAGGCGGTTTCAACTTCTTAGGTGGAGCGGCCGCATTAGGTGCGTTAGGTACTACTCTTCTCGCCATTGGTGCTTCTATTACTGGATTTGATGATGACTTGCGCGCTCTTAAAATTGGCGATACTTTAATCAGAATAGGCAAAGCAATTGCTCGAGCAGTTAATGCAGTAATGGATTTTGGAAGAGGTGTTGTAAACGTATTTGCTAAACTTGGACCAGCTGTTACAGAAATTAGCAGAATCTTTAGAGAAGGATTTGCAAAAATACCAGAGTCTGTATTTGAATTCTTTAATAAAGTAAAAGGTAGTATTTTAACAACTATCCCAGAAAGCATTGCAAGAGTACAGGGAAGAGTTACAGAGTTCTTTAAACCGCTTACAGACTTCTTTGGAAGAGTTTCTGAATTTATGAAGCCAATCTTTTCGGGAGTTGGTACAACATTTGAAACATTCGGTAAAGTATTCGGTTCAATCTTAGACTTCTTTAAGTCTGCTCTTGCGTTTATTGATCCAGTATTAGGTCCTCTTAAAACTGTTTTGAAAACAGCACTTAGACCTTTCTTCCAGATTGTACTAACAATCGTCGACTTTGTCATGGGATTCTTCAAAGGATTTACTGGTGAAGACGGTAGCTTTATGGATAAGCTTGGCGCAGGTCTTGAAGGTGGTATCAAAGGAGTAATCAGAGGCATCACCGAAGCACTTGATTTGATCTTCATCGAGTTACCAGCTTGGATTATGGGTAAGTTAGGATTTGACGGATTAGCCGAAAAGATTAAAGAATTTAATATCACTCAGTTTGTTGATCCAATTTTTGAAGCAATTAAGAAATTCTTTAAAGATATGTTTGCTGGAGAACTTTCACTACCATCAATTGATTTAGGTGGCATGGGAGATATGGCAGGCGAACTTATAAAATCAATATTAAGAAAAGTGTTACCAGATCCTAATGGTGATTTTAGTCTTTTAGATCCGAGGTATTACGCAAAAGCAGCTATCCCAAATTCTATCTATGAATATGCTGGATTTTCACGAAACGAAGAAGGTAAATTTGCGCTTCAAAGTAATGTAAGTGGATCAAACAATACTGCAGCAACCCAGCAACTCGGCGCAGCACCTCCAACAGGTATGGGAGGTGCTACTCAAATTAATGCTCCTCAAGTACGTGGTGGAGATACAAACGTAAGCAGCAGCTCGACTGCTATGGCAATGCCGGCTGCTGCTTCAATGGATAATAGTTTTAGTGATGCGAGCTTTTAATTAAAAGATTTTCATAACCCAGTTTTCAGCACAGTTTTCTGCATACGTTTCGTTGTGAAGAATACCTTTGGTTTGCATCTTACGAGATTCTACTAATTCTTCGTTCTCATATAGATCTACATACCACGCTGGAAGACCAGAGTATTTGAAGACGATAGCCTCTCGGCTACCGTCGTCTGAGTAAAAGTTACTATACTCGTTTTTAGTATTAGTCTTCATTTGCTAATCTCGCAAAATAAGACATTGTATCATCATCTTCAGAAGGAATATCTTCAGCCGTAGCCGGAGCCATTGGGGCTGGAGCAGGTGTATTCATCTGAGCAGCTTGTGCCATAGTAGGAGCACCTGCAATTGCTTCTTCACCAAGAACTCGACCTAGCTTTGTTTTAAGATCACCATAAGACTTATAGTTCTTAGGATCTGCAAATTCAGCAAGGTCATGCTGTTGATTATAGATTGCTTCAAGCTGAGCATCATCACCATCTTTTAAAGCAGATGGAGCACCAAACTCAGACTTATCATAGTTGCGATAACCTTCAACATTACGAATTTTCAACTTAAAGTCAGCACCTTCCCAGAAGTCAAACGGGTTAACCGCTTTTTCATCTGCAAATTCAGGCTGCATTGAATCCATAATCTTATCAAAGATTTTCTTACCGAACTTATAAAGGAATACCTTACCCTCATTCTGAGGGTTAGATGGATCCTGTACGACAAGCATATTAACTACATAGTGGAGTCTACGCTTTTGATCTCTGGCTCGGTCTTTGTCTGACTCGATGCCAGAATTCCAGAGCCTTGAGTTGAGTTCACCAACTGGATCAGGTTGACCAATAGAAGTAAGGCTGTTTTCGATATACCAAAGACCGGTTGGTCCTTTGAATCCGTGGTCCCAATAGCGTACCCATGGGAGCTCTTGGCCTTCGGTTGCTGGTAAGAATCGAAGTACTGCATAGCCGTTACCTGCCTTATCAACTGTTGGTTTCCAAATACGATCATCAGCGTAAGACTTCTTCTCACCTCCACCACCGGTGGATTCTGCTGCTTGTACGAGTTTTTGGATTGTGTCGCGATTTGATTTTAGGTTTGCGAAAGACATATATTTTGTATCCTTGTATGACTGAAATATGTTACTGTAATATTATACAACGTTCATGTGTCGTTGTACACATTTATATATACGCTTAATCAGCAAATGCTGAGTCTAACGTATTCTGTTTTGGCAAAAAGTTTAGAGCCATTGCCTCGGCTTCTATTTTGTCTTTAATAATTGGTGAGACAAACTTCTTCATGTCCTCTGGTTCAAGATCATTCTTTTCACAGAGGTGCAATACTGCATCCATATAACCAAGCTGCAATTCACCTACTGTTTTTTCAACAAGTATAGTGAACTTAGACTTTGTTAAAAATTCTTGTTCAATCGTCATTTTAGCACCTTCAATAGAATTACATGTTCGTTGATTCGTCCATTCGGCTTAGACGGCTTGGTGGTTAGTCCGTTTGTCAATTGAGTAAACTGCTTAGGAGAAGATGCAAGTGCTTGTGGCAATATCTCCATTGGCTTTCTCAATGACCATTCACGTGATTCACCACTAAAGTTTTTAATGGTAGTACCACTGATAACAAATCCATCAACAGACTCAGTGACGTATTCGATTAGCTTTTTGTATTTAGTATTGAATACAATAAGATGTGTCTTACCAACGATTTGTGCTGGATTGATAGACACAATTTTAAAGTCATCATCTTTCTTTTTGTATTTAACACGAGCAACTTGCTTCTCCAATGATGGAGTCTTAGCTACTTTGACTTTACGTGTAGCTTTCTTAGCAGCCTTGATTCGTTCAAGATCTGCAAGCATTGCTTGACATTCTTTAATCCGACGGTTGAGTTCAGGTCGCTTGATATGTGAGTAGCCTTCTACTGCTTGTTCACACCGCTTATGATAAGCGTCTTCAAAATCAAGTAACCATCCCTCAACCACCGAACGGACTGGGATAGTAGCAGAACCACTAAGCCCGTGTTTACCAAAAGCTTGGTAAACATCCAAAGAAGCTTTGTCACCTTCGATCCACGAGTCCTCAAGAGAAAGGAGATCTTGCATTATCGTGTTAGAGATCTTTAGTTGGAGTCGTTGCTGAGGAGAGAGCGTAACAACGGGTTTTACAACCGCCTCCAACTTTTTGGCATCATATAAAGCTTTACCTGTATCAACCAGTAAAGCCAGCTCCTTCATCAGATAGGCTTTCGCCTCTTCTGATTGTTGTGTAGTGTCCTG